AGAGCGCCGCCGCGATCTCGTCGTACTCGTCCCGCGTGTATCGCTCCACCTGTACTTTCCATCCGCCTTGATTGATACCATCCGCCGAAGCGTCGATGCGCTCATACTCGGCCCACGTGGTATAGTTCCCGCGCTTGGCGCTGACGTGGTGCTTAACGTCCGGGTCTACCGTCGCCAGCAGCCGCCCAAACTCCGGCAATGTCATGCTTCCACCGCCTTTAACGTCAGGTCGGTAATGGGCTGGCCGTTATCGTCGTCGTGGCCGTGATAGGCCCGCGTCACGTCGTAGCGCACGCCGGTTTTCGGCAGTGCGCCCACGTCTGCCAGCACTACCACCGTGTGGTTGTCGATCTGGCGGTTTTGGTAGATTCGGATCCTTGAGCTGGCCTCAGTGTCCTCTCGTTTGCCGTTGGGGTTTACGGGCACGGTCTCAAAGTCCAGCTCGCCATACCAGCTCTTAGTCAGTACGGTGTATTCGTACTTCGGCATTCCGCCGCCCTCTGATACATCCTCCCGCTGAAACACAGTGCAGATACCACTATCAAGGAGCATCCTCATGCACCGCCCTTTCCGCCAGCCAACGTTCCCGCCGGTATTGGGCAAGCCACGGAGGCATGGCCCCCGCGCTGTCCCTGTTCTGATATCTCCACACGGCCATATTCGTCAGGAGGAACGCGTCGTCGGCGCTTCCCTCCCGGATGGTGATCCCCGTCCGCTTGAGTTCTTCCTCCGCCGCGTCGATCAGCACCAGCAGGTAGTCGTCCATACTGGTATCGCTCTGTAAGCGGTTTAGACGGGATTTGACCAGCGACAGCACCGTCGTTTTGTCCATGTGCGCCCTCCTTTCTGGGAATAGGGGAGCGGGCGCGAATCACGCCCGCTCCCGTCTCTTAGCTCTTAGTGACCGTCACCTTGTAGGTTCGCACGGTCGTACCGTAGGTCACCTTGATCGTCAGCACGTTAGCGCCGGTCGCCCACGTGGCAGAGCCTCCGTTGGTCACCGCCGTAGCGCCGTTTTTGATTTCGATCTTCGCGCCAGCTTTGGCCGCCGTGGCGGTCACTTTGGCGGACGCTCCTGTGGTGGTGCTGGTGTATTCCAGCGTCTCCGGGTTAAATTTGGGAGACAGGCTCAGCGACCCTACTTCCAGCTTTTGCAGGGCCGCGCTTAAGGGTTTGCGGTATCGCTGGCAAAGGTCACGTCGTCAGCGTCCGGCGCAGTACCAGCAATGCCGATACCCACGAAGCCCTCCGCGATCACGGGCTTACCATCGTAGCGGGCCGTGCCACGGAATACGGTCTGATCCTCGACGAAACGGTAGTGCTCACTGGTGGCCAGCTGCACACCCGCACGTTCGGCCAGCACGTACAGCTCGCCGTAGCCGCCGATGATCTGGTTGTCCGGGATGAAGTTGAGGGTCTCGATCGTGCCGCCGATGACCGGCATCACGTCCTGCATACCCGTTACCAGCGCACCGGCGCTGTTGAGGCTCATGGCCTCCACGGTCAGCTTGAGCTTGGTCGCCTCGTTCATGGCCCAGAACTTCGCGCCGCTGGCGTAATCGTTTCTGGTCGCGCCGCTGATCGTCGCAATCTCCTTAAACAGTTCCACGCCGGTCTTGTTGGTGATGGCCTTGAGGTGGCTGGTGTGCAGATCGGCCCAAGCGCGCTCGTTGGTGGAGTAGCCGCTCGGCTCGCTGCTCTGGGCCAGACGGGTCACGATACCAAGCGGCATCTTGGTGCCCGTGCCGTACAGGATAGCCTTATCCAGCGCAAGGCCGATAGCTCGGCCAATGGCGGTCAGTACCTCGGTCGCCAGCGCGATATCGCTGTCCTCAAGCAGGGCGTTGCATACGGGGATGAAGCCGCCCACCTTGTAGCCGTCCATCTCCACATTGGTAAAGCTCAGAGCAAGCTCGTTGAGCTTGGCGCACATCTCCGTCCATACGGCCTCCGGGATAGCGCCCGCCACCAGCATCCGGCTAGTGCCGGGAACCTGACGCACAGTCACGTGTTTCAGTAGCTTGCTGTTCTCGGCGGTCTGCTGGCGGATAATGCCCAGCATCACGTCGGGGATGGTCAGATCGCCGCCGGTAATGCTCCGCTTTTCGCGGCCTACCTCGCGCAGCGTCCGCAGGAAGCCTTTCACATCCTCCCGCGCGAAAAATGCGTCTCTCTCCTGTACGTCCATTCCAAAGAATTTCCGATTCTCCATAGGTCTTTCAGCCTTCCTTTCTTTGCCGTCTTCCGCCTTTTTGCCGGTGTAGGCGCTGCGCTCGTTGATTTCTTCCAGCTCCTTTTCCAGCTCCGCGATCTGGGCCTTGATGGCCTGTCGCTTGGTCTCGTGTTCTTCTTCCTCCGCCGCCA